CACAAGGTCGATCAGGACACCTCGTTGGTCGAGGTGCTGAAGTCCCGGTACTGGGAAGAGATCGGCAGGCCTGGGGGCGTGCTGATGGAGTACTGCAACGACGATCGCCGGTTCAGGGAATCGGAGCGGTCTGTCTAGTCCCGGCGGGTTTTGTTCCGGGCTCTCTGTGCGCTGAGGGCCTTGATCGTGTTTTTTGCGGCAGCCTTTTTGTTGACCGGCGCTGTTGGCTTGCGCGCAGTCACCGTAACGGGCTCGGACTCTATCTGCGGAGGCTTGTCCTTCATTCCCGTTACAAGGCGCAGCAGATCGTACACGGGTCGTGCAGCATCACCGACGTGCTGCTCTGCCTGCGTCAAGGCGCTGGTCTTTTTCGGCAAATCCTTCAGCTGCAGATCGGAGTAATCTTTTTTCAGATAATCGTCCGGGTTCTTCACGCCCGCTTCCATCACACGCTTACGCATTTTGTCAGTAACAGAATCGTAAACCTGTTTGACCGTTGCGTTTTTCTTGAAGAAAGCCGGGTTTGCTTTTGCTTCAGTCGGGAAGGCCTTGGCGGCATTTTGTTGCGCCAACTTGGGGTTCATGGCCATCTGGATGAACTTTGCCCCACTTGGTCCAGTGCCCATGAAGTGGGTCACATAGATATTGCCCAGCGTAGCAGGAACCTTGTGGTTCTTGAGATACTGGATGCCTTCACCCGTCAGTTCGTGGTTGAGAGCCACCTCGTCTTTGAAGACGCGGTCACGCAGCTCCGGGTCTTTGGGCGTCTTGATTTTGTCGATGGCGGAGGTAACCAGCCGATCCGTTTGAAGCTTGGCTGGATCTTCCCGGCGCACATGATCCATGACATCAGGGCCAAGGATCTTTGCCAGATCCTGCAAAGCGGGACTGGTCTCATCTCGACGCATAAGATCATGCATCGCGCCTGCGAAGCTTCGGTTCGTCATGCCGCCAACACCGCCGGCAGTCTGACCCTTCTTTTTTGTTCTGGCAGTACCCTCCTGAGCAAAAATGAACGGATCAATGCGCTCGTCCATCGTTTGCTCAGATGTCACATTCTGTTTTTTAGCTTGATCAACCTGTTCGGTGTGTTGGGTTTCTTGAGCAGCGAGTTGCGCACGGGCTTGATCTTCTGCTGCTTTGGCCCGTTGTTGAACGGCCTGGATATTATTCGTTCTTGCCTCACGGCCCACGTACTGCTGGTACATTTCAGCCAGCTGCTCGGCCTGTTGGCGGGCTTGAGGCGTGTTCTGCGCACGCAAGGCGCGGATCTGGTTCTCGAGGTAGTCCAGTTCCTGCCGGTGCGTTTGCGGCATTGTCAATGCCGCGTCCACGCGTTGGCCGGGTTTCAAAACGGGCGCATGTGGCCCTTGAGGCATCGCGCCCCTGGTGGCGCGCATGTACGCACCCGCTTCGTCACCGGACATGTTTGGATACATTCGATGAACGGTGGCCGGGTCCATGTGGGCATAAGCATCACTCGGAGCGCTGTTTTTCATGAAGGATTGCATCGAAGCCAAGCGTTCTTGCGGATCAGGAGATTCCATGCCCCGCTCGTACATTTCCACGTCGAGGTCTTTACCGGCCTGATCAACGTACGGCTGAGCCTTCGCCTGCAGCGCGCTCGCCATGTCTGCCGCTTTCCCAGGTATGGTCTGGGCATAATCACCAACACTTTGCGCCAAGGGTGCAAGGCGTTGTTGGGCTTTGGCTGTAATGTCCTGCAGCGAGAAGCCGTCTGTCTGCCCAAGCGCGCGATTGGATTGTTGGTACGTTTTCGGCTTGGTTGAGGTCGGCTTGGCATCCGCCCGCCCGAGGACCGTGTCAGACACGTACTTCAGCGGATCTGTCTTCTGGTCGTCGGATGGATCGTAGGCCATGTGCTCTTCCTCAGGGTTCGTCGATTGAATCTCGCAGATCGATCGGCTTGGTTTTCATCGCGTAGAATTGACGCAGCAGCTGGCGCTCACTCTCGGATTTCACGGTCTGCGTATAGTCGGGCAAGGGTTTCGAGCTTGTCTTGGTTGACTTCGGGTCTTTGGTACCAGGGGGCATTACCGCTCTCCGTCACTTTGAAATTGGTGGGGACGACCTTGTTTTTAGGCTTCTTGATCTCTTCCATGAAGCGTCTGTACGCTGGCACGGTGAACTCCACGAATTCACCGGATGGGAGCTTGTACCTATAATGGGGGATGCCGTCGTAGTCACGGCCATATTCTGCGCCGTACTCGTAGGCACCGTATTCGCCCTGCTTGGCGCGGATTTCAGCCAGGGGCGCGTTCTTGCGCTGCGCCTTGTTCAAAATGCCCGTCAGAGTGCCGTGGGAGGCCTCTTGGCCGCTATCTGCCACCCAGGTCTCCCAGTGGTAGCGTCCGACGCTGGCGTCCTCAGGACGGCCCACGGCGCCGTAGATGCGTTCCAGTTGTTTTTCGATCCCGCGTTCGATCGCTTCATAAACCAGAATGCCGCGGACACCGGAGGTCAATTTCGCGAGCGAACTGCCAGTGACAGTGTTTCCGTTATCGTCCGTCCGACCATCGTACAGGTTCCGATCGTTGAAGCGGCCATCGTCCCACAGCTGGCGGATCTGGACGCGGTCCAAGACCATCACGTCAGGATGACCGGCGACCAGAAGCGTGAAGGACAAAACCTTGTTGTCGATGCCAACGCCCTCGCTGAATTTTGCGAACTCCCGGCGGATCTGCTTTCCGGTCATCTTCGGATCGGAGAGCATGTTGTGCAAGCGCTGGAGATGCGTGATGCCGTCGTCGCCCTCCTGGCCCATCTTGTAGAGGAAGTCTCGGCCAAAGGCCCCCAGATTGTGGATCGCGCCAGCTCCGGGTTGGCCTGACCCCTTGGGGGCTTGTTGTTTGACCCATTCCTCATACGCCGGGAACTGATCCTTGGTGAAGTTACCGTCCGCCGCCATGCGGATGAAGCGCTCGATGCCTTCGAAGGAGTCGATGAACAGGCCTTCTTGCGCGTAGGGCGAAACGCCACGCGACAGGAACGACCACATCAGAAGCTCGCCCGTGGTTCCGATCGACATTTCGCCGGCTTCGTACTTCTGGCGGAAGAGCTTGGCCTGCTCGAACCCGTGGTTTGCGTCCTCAATCTGCCCAGGCTTCAGGGTTCTGAGCTTTTCAATGGATCCTTCGCCATTGATATCGCGGATGAACGCGTAGGGCGGGATCGGGACCTCGCTGGAGCCCAGCGCATCGCCCATCATGTTTTCCCAGGCGTCGGTGCTCTTGGCGGCGTCGGGGTGATCCTCGAGGACCGGCGTGATGTTCTCGAGCTGCTTCGGTGCGTTGCCGTTTGTGGTCTTTTGGACGAATTTCGCCTTGGTCTTGGGCGGGGGCGGATTGGGGACTTCAACGCGCAGATCGGGCTCGAACCCGTGCTTGTTGCCGTCCTCGACCGACGCCATCAGGCCTGCAAGTTCACGGTCGCGATCTGACAGGCCTTCTTCGATGGAAGGGGTGCGCGCAGCTTTACCAGTCCGGATGATCTCGTCCGGAAACACGTCGCGCGTGTCAGCAGTTGTCAGCAAAGGCGTGGTGTGCCGACGCGTGAATTCAGGCATGTGACGCCGTGCTTCCACGTCTCTGGATTCACGTTCACCGGAGATGTTGCGATACATCTCGTAGCGTATTTGCGCGGCTTCAGGCACGTCCTCGCCGGCCTGAATAGCGTTGCGCATTTCGTATTTGTCTTTGTTTCGAATGCCGTTCGCGATTGTTTTGTATTTAGTCGCGGCTTGGTTCGCTTGATAACGAGGCATGAAAAACACATCACGCGGTGTGGTTTTTTTCATCTCAATTGCGTTTTGACGCACAATGAAAGATATTCTTTCCCATTCCTTATTTAAGTCTTCCACAGGCCTTGCTTCATACAAGGCTTCAAATGCTTTTGACGATGCATTGGCAATTTGTTGGTCCAGGGGCGCTAATTGCGCTAACGGCACACCGGCGCGCAGAGACGCAGCTTTCATGCTGTTGAGCTTCAGCCATTCGTCCATACGCGGATCTTGCATCAGCTCCTGATAGGCAAGTGCACTAGACTCAGCGTCAGCGGCTTTGTTTTCAAAGGCAGGAATCAACCGCTTTGAGTACATTTCCAACTGTTCGGGTGTTGCGTAAGAACCCACGGTTTCCGGGTTGCCGCCTGGGTCAAAACCTTCATGCTCTTGGATTCCGTGTTGGATCTCATGCAATGTTGTGCTGAGCGGATCGTCAGATTTCGGAGTGATCTCAATTCTGTTGGTCGTACGGTCAAAAGACCCGCTGTAATCCGGTGATTCAGTGCGACCGATCGTCCACTCTTTGACCTTGTCAGGATAAGCCTGCATTAGGGTCGGATGCGTCAGCATCTGATTGAGCGGGGTCTCTTGCCCCGATTGCCAATTGGCGAAATCCTCGTTCAGGCTCGCTGGCACGTCCGACAGCTCGTATCGCGGCATCTGATCGGACGGATTAATGAAGACGCCGGTCTTGTCCCAAATCTCGCGCGGGCTGTAGCCCTGTGCGAGCATGCGCTGACCTTCTTCCCAGTTCGCAATCAGTTTCTGGTTCTCAGGGAAAAGTTTGCGCGGATCCTCAGCCTTCAGGTTCTCATAGGCCTTTTGACCAACGAAGATATAGCGGTTGGCCCCGGCGCCATCCGCTGTGCCTGAACCATGGGTGATCTTGCGTTGCGCAGATCTCAGGATAGCCGCGAGCTCCTTGTCGGACATCTCGAGGTTCATGCCCATCATGCGCCCGAACTGCCGGATCATCGCGGTCAGCTGGGATTTGATCGACGCGTCCAGCACGCCTGCCTCGGCCTTGGCGGCGAGCACTTCCTCAACGGCGCGCATCTGTTTGTTGGGGTCGTCTGGGTAGGCCTCGGGATGCGCTCGGAGCCATTCTTCGGCCTCGCGCTGTACGGTAGGGCTGGACTGGTGGATCCGGCCCAGTGCTTGATCCAGTTGCTCTCCGTACTTGGCGTTCAGGCCAAGGTGGCCCAGCGTCTCGTGATAGAGGGCTGAGGTCGCGTTCTCGGGCGATCCGATCTGGTCCGCGATCAGATAGACTTTGCCATCCGGACCCACCAGCGCACCCGTCTTGCCAGACATGCCGTCGCGCTTCAGCTGAGCTGCGACCTCCGGCGGGAGGTGCTCTTCAGTGGGGACGACCTGGGCGGTGGTGTTGCTCTTCCAGTTCTCTGTCAGGCGGTCTACGTGGCTCTGGATGCCATCCATGCCGGAAGGCATCGCACCGGCCTCAGGAGCCCGCTCTGGGGCACCAGAGGGCATTCTAGGAGCACCGGGCTCCTTCATGCCGCGCATAAGGCCCGCAAGGCCTTTGGCACCCCCTACGAGGGCTTCCTTGCCAACCTCAAAGGCTGGGCCCATGGCGAAGGCCTCGCCGGTCTGTGTGGGGTCGTATTTGTCACGCGTTCCACCGGCCAGCTGTGCCAGCTGGGTTGCGGTATCGGCGCCAGCGTTAAGGGCACCCATCTTGCCACTGCGCGCGGCGAATTCCTTGGCCAATTGAGCTAGGGTCTTCTTGCCGGTGTTAGCGGCGGCTGCGCCCTCGGTCAGGGGCGTGGCGGCGGCAAACAAAGGATCGCCCAAGCCCAACAGGTTTCCGGCCAAGGTCGCGCCCCCGGCCAAGGTCTTGTCAAACATGCCGCCTGGGGCTGAATAGAAGGGATCCGATTGGCTCTGGACCTCATACTCCTCGTTGGAGCGTTTGACCGCGCCTGCCAGATCCGTGCCTAGGTTCCTGCCGTACACATCAGGACCGGAGGCCCTCAAGCCTTGGATAAGGGCGGCGAGGGCAGCAGCACCCGTGGGGCTGTTCTGGACGGCCTGCTGAGCGTTCTGGCCCAGGCGTTCGCCAAGGGTGCGATGCGGGCCTGTCGAGGGTCGGAGCGTGGGGGCGGGGCCAGTGGGGGCTGCGAAATTAGAGGCTGCACGCATCTCGTCAGGCGTGAGCTTCGGTTGATCCGGCAAGCGCGCGCGCAGCGCTGCCAGCGGGCTGAGCATCGATTCGAAGGATTGATCGTCAGCCATATGAATCTCTTATTTGCGCTTGGAGCGCTTGCTTCCACGAGCCTTGGACAGTGCGATGGCCACAGCTTGTTTCTGAGGCTTTCCTGCGCGGATCTCTGTGCGGATGTTCGCGCTGACGACCTCGGGGCTCTTTCCACGACGGAGGGGCATGTGTTGTCTCCGGGATCCTGCGGGTGGGAGCAACCCCGCAGGAGAGGATCAGGCGCGGTTGTCGGCGCGCTTGGCGTTGCGCTTCAGGGCGGACTTCGCCTTGTGAAGCTTCGCCGGCGTGAACGGGCGCTTGTTGGGATTGTAGGAGCGGACGGGATCGGTCTTGGCTCCGGACGGTCCAGTAACATCAGCCATGGGTATTTCTCCTAGCTAGGGTGGCGGTGTGCACCGACTGAAAATAGCACTTCCCTTGACGGGAGAAAACAACGGGTGTTTTTTAGGAGGGCGGGGGTGAGGAGCTCGGAAGGCTCAACTCACCCCCTGGAACGTTGCCTGGGCGAACAGGGCGTTCCTATGACCACGCTGGGGAGGATGGCCACTGGCTCAAGCATAGCCAAGGCCCACCACCAGATCAAGTCATCGCACATTGCTCGCCCCCGGAGCGTGGTCCTTACACTTGGGCGGCGCGCTCCGATCTGGCCGGCTACCGTGGAACACCCCAAGCCGGCGCGGGTGTCCTGACAGGCGGACCCGTTGGTGAGGAGCGTGAGGCGCTCCGCAATGTTGCCGCTGACCTGTGGCGCGCTCACGCGACTGCAGGGCCTCGATGCGACAGCCGGCTCCGGTGAGCATGCGCGAGATCGTCAGAGGTATGGGACCACCCCCTGAGAGCGTGCGAATGAGCATGTTTTCAGGGGAAGTGGTCCTATGCCTCTCGCTCCAACCTCACCAGTAAGCATAGTGGCTTGATGCAGTGCAGAAACGAAAAGAGCAGGCCTTAGCCTGCTCTGGAGTGGTAGCCAAACGTGTCAAGGTTAGCACTAGGGATCCAGATCCAGACCCCATCCTGGCGCTACCGCCGGGGCTCGATCGAGTAGATTTCTCCTTGAGCGGTGATGAAGTCTGCAGCGTCGTAATCGACATCTTCGTCCTTGTCGAAGCAGATGATCTTGAACGCTTCAAACGCATAAGCCTCAGCGGCAACGTAAGTTTCAAAAGAGGCTTTGACGTATTTTGCGGTATGGGGGCGGGTGTAGAGGTCAAACATTGTGTGGATCCCTATTTGAACGCAGCCGTTGGCCACCCGAAATATTCTCCATCTGCGTTGGTTTCCTGCAGATAGCGGCACCGATCGTACATCTCAGAAAGAGATCCGCTGAACAGTTCGACCTGAGTGTATTCGCCCCAGGCGCGGCGGCTGATTTGGTAGACCATCAGTTCGCCCGCTCGTTGCGGAGGCTGGCCCGCCACCAGTTGCGGGCCACCCGCTCCAGATCGGCAGGGGCGCATTGAACGGTAGAGCCGGTGAAATGCCCCCGCTCGCAAATCTGCTGGCCGTTGAGGCGGACATAGCCGTAGTCGCCCGAAACGGTGAATTCCTGGGCGCCTTGACGGGTGTTGAGGGTGAAGGTGTTCATGGTCTCTGTCCTTTGACTGGGGCCCTCGTGGCCACGGATTTGTTCTCTCATATCCCCTCCGTATGGTCAAGGCAGCAATTGCACTTTTTTCCTTCAGCATTCCGGTGTACGTTTTTTGTGATATGCGCGCCAACGCAGATCAGTCCGCCGGAAAGCGGGCCTTGGTTTCATCAAAAGCGATTTGATCCCGTCGAGCTCCAACTCGGCGGGATTTGCTTTTTGTGTTTCCGCCTCGAGCATTCCGATATAGCTTGAGCGTAGGAGGTGCCCCCATGGCTGATGAAATAGACGCGAACTGCAAGCACACGTCGATCGAGTATGATGTTGGCGGATTGGCCCAGCCAGGAACGAACGTCATGCTGACCGACATTGCCGCGCGCTGCGCTGACTGTGGTGTCCTGTTCAAGTGGCTGGGCCGGTGGTCCAATACGCCCAAGCACGGGATCCCGCACGTCTCCGAGGACGGCATCTGGCTGTCCCTGCCCATGATCCCAGATGGCGAGAACGCGTTCCGCCTGATCCTGAACGAGGATATCCCCCAATGACCGATACACCCCCGAAGAGCCGGCGTGGCTTTGCTGCCATGTCCCGCGAGCAGCTGCTGGAAATCTCGTCCAAGGGCGGAAAGGGAACGCCGCCGGAAAAGCGCACATTCGCGCTGGACAGCACCCTGGCCAAGGATTCCGCGCGTCTGGGGGGCCTTGCGAAGGCCGCTAAATCGAAGGTTCCGGATTGATGATCTACGGATCAGGGAGAACCAGAGGCTAGCATGACCAGTTATTTGAACCGCCGACAGGCGTCGCAGGACGCTGTTGATAAACGCTATCAGGCCGAATTGGCGCGAAAGTGCACTATTTTCCGCGAATGGGTTGCGGGCGCAACGTACAGAGAGGCCGGCGAAAAGTTCGGGATTTCTACGAGCCGCGCCGGACAGATCATTCGACAGATTTTGCGCCAGTTGTGGATATTCCACCGAAAGGGGTTGAATGCTGACACTGCCAGCATGGCCTTGGAAGGCATTTGCGTTGAGTGGGTCGAAGAAACGAACGAAGTTCACTCGCACTGCTCTCTTTCCCTTTGCGTACCGGGGGGCGTCAAAAGGCGGATTCGGGACTATTGCTACCCTTCGCCCGATGAAGTTGTTACGCTGGGCGAAATGGTCATCATGGCGAACAATGCGGAGCCCGATAAAATTGCGAAACATCAGCGCATTCGGAAGCGCATGGGTTTTCCCGGTTTGTGGATGGTGATCCCGGTTGGACTTGAACCAACAACCGGCTGATTAAGAGTCAGCTGCTCGGCCAATTGAGCTACGGGACCGACGTGCTTTACGCGCCAGATCCTGCCTATGAACCCTTAGGGCCCCATACGCAAGAGTTCGGACAAGCCCGATGTCTTTGGCTAATTGCGCGTATTTTTTTGCATTTTGTTCGTCGCCTTCAAAAAAATACTTGAGGGCTTCGTCCTTAAAACCATGCCGTATGGCATCCTCAAATGGTTCTATGCCATCTTCTGGATTGTTCATTTACGGCCACCCTTGCGAGTGCCCCGGCAGTTCCATTTCTTGAGGCTTAGCGCCTTTCGGGTGGGCTCGCCATTCGGTTTGCGCATAGCCCCAGGCATCCCAGTCATTCTTGAGCAGAAGGATTTCTTCCGGCCTGCGTCCCGCTCCGTCTTGGGATGCGGAGCCGGCGGCTTGATGTCATGCCCCTGAGCGCGCAGGGAAGCCCGTCCACGGGCATTCAGACCACCGCTGGCAGACTTTCCTTCCTTTCGGCTCCAGGCCCCGCTCATCGCTTGCCCCGCTTCTTCTGACGCTGGGCCGCGCGCATGTTGGCAACCAGGGACGGATACGTGGATCCAGACCGCTTGGCATCGCGCTTGGCAGATGCCTTGGCAGCTGGGCTTAGCTTGGTTGACTTCAGGCCCTTAGGCCGCGGGCGTTCCCACACTTCGCTCATGATGACCTCACGGACGGCTTGATCTGCGGACTGTGTCCCTGACTTCGGTCAGCAGCTGCTGGACGTTGGCCATGCCAACCTCAAGCCGGATCAGGCGATCGGTCAGGTCGTGGAAGTCGCGCTCCAGATCCTCGGCTTTGGACGCCTTCTCCTCGAGGGAGCGGACTTTCTGACCCATAACCCCGAATGTGTAAGCACCGCTCATCACCGCTGCTCCGATTGCTATGATATCAGCCCAAGTCGGCATGAAGCCCCCCATTTCGCACCACGACACAGACCCCCGGCGCGAACCGGGGGGGATTAAATCAATCAGGCAACCGGCGTGAGCGAGGTCGCGATGGCGTTCAGCGAGGTGGCAGCTGCCTCGATCGCGGACGTAGCAGCCGTGATGGCCGCAGTGTCCTCAGGAGGAGGCGCAGCAGCTCTGGCAGCTTCAGCAGCTGCAGCAGAGGCCTGGAGGGCTTGCACAGCGCCTGTGAGGGCATTGGTGGCGCTGGTGAGCGCGTCGGTGGCAGCGGACATTGCATCAATCCTTTTGAGGAGTGAGCGGAGGAGGGAGACGAGCTCCCTATCACCGCTCATGGGGCCGGGGGGGAAGTGAGGGACGCCTTGTACTTGAGGAGGTGAGCATCAATTTCGGCATGCAGGGCCGCGCCCAGGCGGTCCACGCCGGCATTGATGAACTTGTTGAAGGGCACGCTCGCGCCACCCGTCAGTCTGGCCAGCTCGGCGTCCAGAGCGGTCTCAATGGCAGGCACGATCGCTGCGATAGACGCGCCAATGTCCGTATCGGCCAGATCCAACGCGTTTGAGGCCGCGTGCTTGAGATCTGCTGTTACAGTGTCAATCGAAGCACTCATGTCCGGAGAATGCGCGATCAGGGCCTGGGCCCAATGCAGAGCCTGCTCCACGCCCTGAATTGGGCTGATCTTCTTATTCAGAACGTCGGTCAGAATGCTCATGAGTGTTTCCTGCGTGGGGGGCCACTGGGGCGGATCCCTACTTTTACCACAGGAAAATCACTTAGGGCAGAGGCTTGCCCGTGCCGCGTTGTTGGCGATGATCTGCTTGACGGTCAGCTCGCTGTCGTCCTTGGCCGAGTACGAGACCGTCTTCCAGACCAGACAGACCGGATCAGGCGTTGTCGCGGTTATTGGGGTCTGACTGTTCAACGGCGCGCAGGCCACCAGACTTGAGAAAGCGGCCAGTGACAGCATCGCGGGCCATGTTCGCAGCAGCAATTTGGGCAAGGCTCTTCTCCTGGGTCTTGAGTTCGGTTTCAGCGGTTGCAGCAGCTGCGGCCTGGACCGCTTCCTGCGAAGGAGCCGGTGTCTGCCTTAACCATAGGCTAGCAAGCCACTTCAGGATGTTCAGAAAGAAGCTCATGCGTGCACTCCCGTCTCGAGCTCGTCCATCTCGCGTTTCGCGCGGGCCGGCGTCTGCTTGGCCCACTCTGAATCAAGGCCTGCAGCCTTGGCCAGATCCCATTCCTCAGCCCTCACATGAGCCAGCATCTGCTTGAACTCGAGCAAACCGCCGATCCCCAGCTGGAACGCCATCTTGACCAGCACATTGGCTCTCACGTCGTCCAGAGATCTCCACCAGGGGATGACCACGTCCATCTGACCACAGGTGTGGTCTATGTCATGATCCAGCTGCTCGTCAGCGGCCTGCTGCGTCCACTGGAGGCCCTCGTGCACGTCCGGGCCCGTGTGCCCATAGCCGATCGTGAGGACGTTCAGCGTGTCCCTATAGGCCACCAGCCGGCATCCCTCCTCGCGCTCGAGGTCGGTTGTCAGGAGATCGCGGTTCATGGCTGTGGCGGCTTCTTAGGAGGTTGGATGAGAGCAAACGCGCCCATGATCACCGGCATCAGGAACGCATCAGGCGCTCCTGATGCACGGCAAACGACGCAGAACAGGATCACGACGAAGGGCAGGGTGTAGATGTAGTCATCCTGGGTCATATCATGCCGCCGTGTTAGCTATCAGGATTCCTTCCAACTGGATGGATCCTTGAGTAGCGGTGGTGACGTTCAACTGCCACTGCACATCTGTTTTTGCGGCGTAGGCTCGGGGGGAAACACGGGTGCTGTCATATCCCGCGCCTTGGAACGGCGCTTGCAGGAATATCTGCGTGATGCCGGTGCTGCTCTGCGTATACACGCGGTACAGAGTGATATCTGTTGCTGCGGGGGGCGGGCAATACGCTTGGACCCGATATAGGTAGAACGTGTACCCAGCCGGAACCGTATAAATGCTCATGTTCGATTTGCCCTTGGAAATCGTCGAGCCGTTGAAGTTCGCACTGTTGATCTGGGCATAGGTGACGGTCTTGCCCGCGTTTGCCAGCGTAATTGCGCCCACCGGGTTGGTTGTGCCCGTCACCTGAATCCCGTTGATCCGGAGGTAGCTGTTGACCGTAGTCACGCCCGTCGTGCCGTTGGTCAGGACCAGCGTCTCGGACAGAATGTTGTAGTTGGCATCCAGCCCGCTGATCAGGATCGACACAGCCGTGTCGGACGCAGACGAGCTATAGAGCAGCATCTGGATCGCGGAGGGCGGGAACACATAGTACCCACCCACTTCCCACATGGGGTAGTAACTCCCGGCGGTGATAGACGACGTGTAGCCTTGTATTGAGACCGTAGAGGCACCGGGCACCAAACCCCGAGATACCTGAGTGTTCCACGGAGCTAGAAGAGTGCTGCCGATGGCGTTCACACCGGCCTGAGCAGACAGGGACGCGCCCGTTGCCGCAAAGCCTGACCGTACCGCTAAGGTGGTCTGGGTTGTGGCCCCATTGACCACGCGCACCCGGCAGAACTGGGCCATCACGGGCGCGGAGATCGTGGCGGGGGTCGAGGGCGAGACAGCCAGCACAGCCGCAATCACCCACGTCGTGCCATCGCTCGACAGGTCGATGTATGCGGTCGCGGTCTGATCCGTGTAGACGCTAGCCACAAAGAACGCCCACGGGGACACAGCACCCTGTGTGCCAGTCCCATAGGCGTCCCTGGACGCACCCGTGAAGGTGGCGCTGGCCGCAAGCGGCGCGGTCGTCTCGAGTTGATAGACCGCGTTTGTTGCCATTACGACATGGCTTCCTGAGCGATGAGGGAGGCACCCACCGTGGCGGTGCCGGTGATGGCAACCGTCAAAATGTCAGGCTGGTTGCCCTGCACCACGTTGAACAGCGGGAAGAAACTCGACAGGTCGAAAGTCTGGAGACCACCGGACGGCAGCGGGGTGTTGTACACGACCTCCCCGCCGGTCAGGGCGGTAGCAGAGATGTCGCGCTCCGCGAAGCTGTTGAGCGAACCCAGAGAGTACGCGGTCGCGAAACTCGCCCCGGTAAGCTGCACAGGCGACGAGTAGGTGGACGTGATAAGCTCTAGCGTACAGTTGGCGCTGGAGTAGATCGACAGGATTTGCGGCAGAATCTGGCCACGGTCGATCACGCCGATGATGTAGTTGCTCCCCGCCACCGGGGGGATCATCATGGGCAGGGTCGCGGTGGACGTGGACTGAATGTTGTCCACAACCGTCAGGGTGGTCGCGGTGTTCGCAATGATGCGCCCAATCGGACCCTGACCAGAGGTCATCACCGGAGAGCCGGTCACAGACCCGGTGGTGATGCCAGAGCCGGTGATCGTGAAGCCCGACGCAGACGCGCCGCTGACGAGAAACACGCCGTTGACCGTGGTGTTACCCGTGGCCCCGCTGATGGTGATGTAGCGGCCATTGCTGACGTAGTTGGTGCCGTTCGTGACCACAGCAGCAGAGCCCGCTGCGGAGACCGTGATGCTCGTCAGAACCTGTGTGGTGCCCCGGCTGAAGAAGTACTTGTCCACCCACTGGCTGGGCGTCCACGTCGCGGAACTACACGTCACAACGGTCTGGGTGGCCGTCTGAGACACACCCGTGATGGCCGCACCGCCCGTAGGCAGCGTACCGTTTGCGCCGCTGTAGGCCGTGTCCACGCCGTATTCCAGCGTACCCATGTTCCGGTAGCGGATGGACAGGAGGGGGTAGCGCGTAGCAGCCGAGGGCGCACGGGTCGGAGCCGTGCCGTAACCGTAGGTGAAGCCCCGCTGGTTGTCAATCTTCCCCTCTGCCAACACCGACACGCCCCAGTGGTAGAAGCTGTTGGCGGTGGTCGTGCCCACGTTCCGATTCTCATACCGGACAGGGAGGTTGCCGGTTCGGCTCCATGCGGTGATCTGACCGGGCAAGTTCGCGATGCCGATCTGGTGCAGAGTGTACGGCTCGCCTTGGATAGTCACGCCCCAGCGCAGCATCCCCGCGCCGTACCATGCGTACTCCATCCACACCATCTGGATGATCTGCCAATTCAGGCTGGCGGCTATCTGGTTGGGATCGCTCCACGCATTCGCGAGCGTCCGATACTCCTGAACCCCATTCGTGCCCGTGTCAGAACGGTACACAACAGCCAGACCCGTGGGGTTGGTGGCGGTCGGGTCACCCACCTCAAGGAACATGCCGTTGGCGTCGTCAAAGAAGCCCACGCGCTGGCGGTTGTTCGTGATCGGCGGGCCGAAGACGTGACCCGTGGCCATGTAGATCGTCTTACCCGGCTGGTAGCGGATGTACGGGCGGGTCTGGCGGATCGCGAGGTCACCAGAGGCACCCGTCACCGAAAGCTGCACACCCCCTTGGCTGGAGATTTGCGTGATGGTGGCAGCACCAGCGGTGAAGTTCTCCCAACGCATGGGTTGCGCGGAGTACTCAAAGTCGGCCTCAAAGAGGTTCTGGCTCTCAGAGACCTTGATCTTGCCGACGTTGTCGCGGAGGCGCTGCGGAGCGGCGCTATCTTGGGTATTAAGGAACTTGTTTGGCATCTATTCTCTCCGGAGCGTCAGATAAATGCATGGCGCGAAGACGAGGCTGTCGTACAGCGCACTGGTGATGATGGACTGAACGCTGCCCTGCTGCAGCGCGATCAGCGCCAGCACGAAGGCCCCAATGCCCGCAAACATCAAAATGACGCGGGTTCCGAGGATCTTGAGCAATACGGACATGACCGCGACAGTCTCAGCGGTCGGAAACTGCACAACGCGGACCTCACGGGCCGGCGGGAGCGGTTTAGGGGGAGGAGACGCCAGAGGCTCATCCCGAGGGGGCTGGACTGTCTCTGGCGGGTCATCAGGCGCCACAAATCGAAGAGGGGGGCGCTCTTCACTTTCCTGGATCGCTCTGATGGCCATAGATGTCTCCTATGGTTCAGGAATACACCATAAATTCTCTGATTTCTACCGGCGGGGCCTGAGGCGCGGATTGCGAAGCAGGCGGGCCATCTCGTTGGGGTCCACCAGGGCACGCGCCAGGAGCTCTGCGGCCTCCGGATCCCCGAGGATCTCGGCATCGCGTTCCGCCATCAGGTTCAGCGCATGAGCGCCTGCGGTCTCCATGGGCTTTTTCAGCACGTCTGAAATCTTCTGGATCCGCTTTTCGTACTCGCCCTTGCGACCAGCTGCGGTCAGGCTCTTGATCGCCTCGGCTGCGGGCGTCGTTACAGATCCCCTCAGGCTGTTGAGCGTCTCGCGTTCCATCATCCGCTTGGTGATCTCAGTGTAAAACGCGTCAACTGAACGCTCGTCTCCAAACGCAATTTTGATTTTCTCGCGCATGGACGGCGTGTTCAACCTTTTGAGCGCGAGGGTCGGGTTTTCTTGTGGAGCCTCATTGATCTCGTAAAAGATGGCTTCAGCTAATCCCTTCTTGTAATTTTCTTGTGCGTTTGGCCCCAGCCGCTTCAATTCGGCTGCAATGTGTTCAGGAGTGTTGATTTCGCTCTTTTTGAGCGCGCCTTTGCCCAACGCAAGAGCATCGAGCTCATCGCTGGCGTCACCATAACGCGCCAAAAACTCACCATACTTGACGTGCCCGCCCTGGGCAGGATCTGACGCGTTCTCGCGCAGCGCTCGGGCAAGATCCTTCAGAACCGTGCCATCACTGCCCCTGCCGGCCTTGTAGGCCTCTTCCGCAGCGCTATTGAGCGCGAACGAGATGTCCTGGACATCCCGCACCCGCACACTGGCCGGAAGGCTCGCATCACCCTCGATCAGCCGCTCCAGTTCCTGTCCTGCCATGCGGACAGCCGGATCCAGAGACGACTGATTGCGCACGATCGCCGCCTTGATGGCAGGCTTCACCAGAGGGCTCTGCAGGGCATGCAGGCTGTCCGAATTGAGAGTGACAGGGAAATTTTCAATCTCGGCCATCTGACGCCCAGCTTCGACCCGACGTGCCTCAAGCATAGCTTCTTGCGTCGCCAAAAAATCGCCCTTCCCGCCAAGGGCTTCGCCCACATGGCTAATAATTTTGGGGCGAATAGCCTCTTTGTAAGTATCAGCCGCATTGAGAACAATCGATTGGTGCTTGCCTGGGACGCGATACAGAGCCCCTGCGGATCCTCTGATATTCGGACCACCGGCAATGAAGGTTGGCCTGTCAGGGTGCTTCTCGGCCTCTGCCAGAAACTGATCCACGGTCATGTTGTCGTCCGCGATCTTTTCGTACAGCACCCTGGCCACCTTGCGCTCGGCTTGGCTGGGCTTGGCTTCTGCGGATGCCGAGAGCGTAGGACCGGGGGACGGAACGGGCCTACCTGAAGACCCGATCGGTGCCACATGCGGGGTCTTGGGCATCGGAACGCGAACGCCCGATGGCGCAGTTCCCTCTGCCGCCCTTGCCGCCTCAGCGGCTTCTACAGCACTCGTCCCCGCCTTGAGCGTAGATGGCATCTTTGCCAGTCTGGATGCCGCCAGTTCAGCTGCTGGGGTCACTAAACCGGCGATCGCACCGCCCACACGCGTAGGAACGCGTCCGCCCGTCAGAACGTCGATATTGCGGCCAAACAGGGTGTCCAGAGCCGCCGATACGGGCGCTGTTGGTATTTCTAGCCCCCCCATGACCGTTTTGGTCAAATCTTCCGCGGCCCGGTGAGCCGTATGCAGCGGATCATGCGTTCTGGCGTACTCGGGGATGTTTCCGAGGTTCTTAAGGCCTCTCCTAGCCCCCGCGAGTCCCTCAAGGCCATATTGACTTTGTCGGTTCCACCAATCCTCGGCTGCGCCGGTCACCCCAAGGGGTTCGGTGCTGCGATAGGTCACTTCACCTGAAGGCAGGCGGTATTGCCCCGGCTTCAGAGGAGCCGCAGGCTTGGGCGGGGGCTTCGGGGCCTCCGGAGGCAGATCCACGATTTCGTAGTCGTCCTTTTCGGCATCAGCCATGTTTCACAAGCTCCGGTCCCTTGGGGCCCATCTTCCAGATGTTCCCCTGCTTGTCCTTGATGGCCTGTCCAGGCTTCAGGCCCTTGAACCTGTCTGCCGGGGGCGGCGTAGGGGATCCAGAGGGAGGTTTGGCAGCAGCTGGAGCAGGCGCGGGCTTTGAGGGATCATATCCCTTCGGCTCCAAGGTCGGGTCGTCCCCGACTGCCTGCATGGTTGCCACCGTTTCCGGCAAAAGACGCCCCAGAAACGCCTCATTTGATCGATGCGTCGTCTGCAGATAGTTCAGCTGCGACGATCGGACCTGTCCAGCCATCAATTTCTTGAGTTGCAACACAACGCCAGCCAACGCTTTTGGGCTGCTAGCGGAATTGAAATTCTTCTGCAGAGATTCGCGGTCATGAACACCGCCAGCGCCCCCAAGGATCGCCTTGTTGACCTCGTCCGACACCAACAGCTTTGTGGTTTCAAAATCGGCAACCTTCGGGTCGCCAAATTGCGTCGTCAGCTTTTGGGCTGCAAAATTCAGCGCAGGAATGTCACCATTATTCAGTGCAGCAATCGCGTCGTCCAACACTGCAAGGTGCGAGATCGACGTATTGAACGATTGCAGCATCTGGCCCTGCTTGCCCGTTGCCCATGCGCGATCTGACGACGTTTGCGCGGCTTGTTCAGACAGAAATTGAGAGCGCTCTATTGCAGTCCTGGGACGGCCATCTCTTTCCCCCTCCTGCAACCATGTCTGGTACGCGTCCTGGAGGGCCGTGAGAGGCCGTTGCTGAATTGGGGCCATCTTAGGCCACTTGCCCTGGACCCGCTGACCCGTTGACGCGTTGATCAGTACGCGGTTTTCCTTGTCGTAGATGTAGTCTTCGCCAGTCTCCGTCCCGCGGAACAGTTGGTCGCCCTTGTGGCTGTCCATTGCCGTGACCACACGGGCGATCGGAGCCATGGTCTTTACCAGCATGTCCACGCGGTGCTGCATGGCCTCTCTGCCTTTACCGTAGTCGGCAGCTAGCTGTTCGTTCTCGCCCCACTGGCTGGCCAAAGCCTCGGCCTGGGCCTTAAATTCGTTATCTGTGAGGTTAACATCATCGATTAAAGCTTGGTATTGATTGGCTTTTATCGAATTATTCTCAAGAGTGCGCTTCAGATCGTCCATATAGGACTCATGCGCCTGCTGACGGCGCTCATAGTCGCCTTCCTTCTGCGCATTAGCCGCTGCAGTGATGCCCTGGATGGCGGACAGCGCGTACTTCTTGTTGAAGGCACCCGAGATGAGCGCGAGCATGGGCAGGAACTGCGTCAAAGCCCGCGCAGGATCGCGGATTTCAGGCAATTGCTCGGCCTTGATCTGGTCATATTTAGGCGTGTTGGGCCGGCGCTTGAAATTGTCGATCCTGGCCTGCTGGATCTTCTTGAACTCAGGCAGGAGCTCCTTGCGCGTTTGCGCGGCTTCCACGTAAGCCTCGGATTCCATCTTCGCGAGCTCACCGGCACGCTGGGCTTCAGGCCCGGTCTCGATCGCCTGAAGGTTCGCCAGCAGCTGCTCACGCGTCATGCCCGCCAGACCGTACTCAGGGTTCGCGCCCTGGATCAGGTTGGGAGGCGGTTGAGGAGCCTTGGGCTGGGCTCCAAGCTTCTCCATGTGGAGATGCGGAGCCGTGCTGTGCTGGCCTGCGGGTTCATAGATCTCGCGGTATCCGGGTGCGTTGAAGGCCTTCGCCTGCGCCTCCATCTGCGCCGGATCGCCCGCTACAAAGTCCACGGCCTCTCCGGACAGATGACTTGATCCCGGAACGCCCTTGACCGCGGCATTGCGCACAGGATCGCGCCGCCCGCTGGTGATGCGCGCGTTGGGGCTCGAGGCTAGTACCTGGGCGATGACAGATGGGTCAGCACCATATTGGCTGGCCAGCTGCGCAACGCGAGGATCATCTGTTCCGTCCATAGCGGGCCCTTATGGGGTTTGCTGCTTGTTGTAGTTTGCGGGATTGCCCATCCCCAGAGCTTGGAACAGCGAAGCCAGGGACTGGTTGAACTGCCCGCTCTGCTGCTGCTCAAGCTTCAAGAGATTGCTCAGATAGTTCTGGGTGTCGGTGTCGTACGCGCCCATCAGTTTGGCGTCCTGCGCCAGATTGGCCTGGGCCTCGTCGAACTGCTGCTTGTTGATCGCGGTATCCACAGCCTGCAGATCCGCGTTCTGGGCGCTCAGGATGCCCCCAGGCTGGCTCAGGATGCGCGCGCGAGCCTGCTGACGCTCGAGATCCAGAGCGGCCTGCTGGGCCGGTGAAACGCCACCAGCTTGGTCAGTGTTGACGCGGTTCTGATACAGGGCCTGCTGGTTCCTGGCATTGTCCAGTTGGTGCTGCATCTGCTTCTGCAGGGGATTGGGCTGCATCGCGTTCATCAGGTTCACACCCGTCAGAGCCGTAGACAGCTCCCGCGGGATGTTTTTCGGGTCCATCAAGCCCTGCACAAGAGAGTGCATCATGTCGGGTTGCGCAGCGCCCGTAGCAGCGCCTGGGGCTGCGGTAGGGCTCAGGCCAGCCATGTAATTCCCCGCCCCGCCAGACGTCGTCGGTTGCACGTCTTGAACTTTGAGCGGCGCACCAGTGCTGCCTGGAGCATTTGGATCATAAGAGGGAGCGCTCCCGGTCACTGGGCCAATGTTGAAACCCGTTCCAGAATTGGCCCCAGAAGCACCCGGAAGAGCGTCCGCCATGGCCGTGGAAATGCCTCCAATGCCCCCTGCGCCCCCTGCTCCGGGGATTTGAGGCGCGGTGACAGGCGTATTCAGGCCCGCGCCCAGATTTCCTTGAGCGGCAGACAGGCCTTGGTTCAGCGCTGCCGGCATTTGCGTCCCGCCAAGGCTCTTCGCTACGCCAGCTGCGTCTGCAGCGGATCCCGTGATGGGCCCACCGGCTGCTCCGCTCTCGTATGCAGAGGGCCCGCCCCCAAACATGCTGCCAATCGCGTTGGCGCCGCTGTTGAACGCGCCACCGATCGCGTTTTCAGCCCCGGTGAACATGCTTCCAAGCGAGTTCAGTACGTTTGCGTCTGCCACTAGATGCTCCTCGACTGCTGTTGCATGCCCGGTTGAGCTCCGGATTGCATGCCGGATCCGGACGTGCCGGCACCGGACGCCTGCTGGCTGGACGAGCCCACCGGCGGGCCCTGGTTGGATTGGACGTAAGGGTAGATCTTCGGCGCGGTGCCGCCTTGGATATCAAGACCACCAGCCCCAAGGCCTGGGCCCGCGCCACCGCCCGCGCCCGCAAGCCCGCCCTTGGCCGCAGGGGTCAGTCCGGGTTGCGTAGAAGCCGGTGCTTGCGCGGATGCATCCCTTAGTCCCAAAGAGCTGAAGAGGGGTTGAGCCCCGGCACCCAGAGCCGCGTTTGCACCCAAACTCGTTCCAAATTGAGCGGCCTTGCCAGCAGCCTGTGCAAAGTCTGATGCGCCTTGCGCGCTGGCCATCGTGGCTGGGTTATCAAGACCAGCCATGACCGTCTCTGAAGTCGGCGCGAGCGCATTTGTGGTTGCTTCGCCTGCGGCCTTGCCAAGCCCGCTGGTCAAAGCAGGAGCTCCAGCAGCCACCGCGCTCAGCGCAGCCGACAGAAGGTCTCCCCGGCTGGCCTCGTCAGTGCCTGCGATTGCATTGCCGGCAATCGGAGCCCACTGAAATCCAGGAACGAACCCCGCAACATCAGAGATGATGCTGATCGCTTCATCGAATGTCTTGCCCATTGGTCACCACATAGCTGGCCCGATCGAGCGTAGCCCCAACCCGTCTGGCAAGCGGTGCAAGGTTGGCACCCGTGTCCTCGCCAAAATGATAAGTCGTCGCGCCGCGATCTTTCAGAGCCCACTTTACCATGTAGCGAAGCAGCGCGCACGGCTCATATCCAGACCCGCTTGTCGAGGCGAGAAACACCATCACACCCCTGCGCTTGGAAGGAGCCCAGAACGGCGCTGAGACGCCTGAAATACCGAACGAGCGCTCTCCTACAGCAATGAGAACGTCGGGGTTCTGGAGGGCTCTGAGAGCCCACTGGCGGCATTCTTCTTGGTCGATCTGATATTCGGGATAGGCCTCGCGCGAGATCTCCAGGATGCGCTCCAGGTCATCAGGCGTGGCGGTTCTGATCATCAGTAGCTCGGATACCATTTAGCGGTGGTGGCATCATACGTCATGATGAGCGCCTTGCTCACCACTGCCGTTGACGCCACGGCAATGTTCCCCGTGATGCCGGTCGTAAATATGCCGGTCGGGATCAATGTGATCTGGCCACCCGTGCCCGAAATGGGAGACGGGGCCGTGATGGTGTTGATGGTTGTCGTTCCAGACACAAACGAGATTGGCGCGGTGGGCGCGATCGTGGAGGCCGATGCAACAGTCGGAGCGGCAGATCCGGTTGCAACAACACCGCTGATCGTAGGCGTCGTGATGGTCGGGGACGAGCCGGTGATCAGCGTGCCACCCGTGGGCAGGGTCACATTGGTAGAGCCCACAGCAGTGAACTCAATTGCATAGCCATTCGCGGTCTGGAGCGTCGATCCGCTGGCCAGATTCAAGGTAGCGCCCGACGTGGACGTGATCGCCAGGCCATTGACGGACGTTGCAGTAGCAGCACCCAGAGACGGCGTCGTCAGGGTCGGGCTGCTGGACAGAACCACCGAACCCGAACCCGTTGAGCTCGTCACCCCGGTGCCGCCGTTGGTCACAGCCAACGTCCCGGTGGCATTGGCCACGGGGATGCTGGTGCAGTTGGTCAGCGTTCCAGACGCGGGCGTACCCAGTGCAGGCGTAACAAGCGTCGGAGAGGTGGCCAGAACCACACTGCCAGATCCGGTGGTCGTTCCATTACCGTAAAGCTTGGGAGGAATGGCAGGAGCGCTCATGTTAGTTCCCCGTCACATAGACTGTGTCACCGCCAGTGCCGATGATCCACACCGCATTGGCATTGGTCACCCCATAGCTGATCGACTGACCCGGCAGGAGCGCATAACCATTGGCCGTCGTCAGCGTCGAGGGGCCAACATAGGTGGTGCCCGTGTTGGTGGACTTGGCGGTGATCACAATACCATTGGAAAGCGCTTGAGCGGTCAGTGCGGTGGCCGAGGTGGTCACGCTCTGTTGCGCGGAATAGATGGTCGAGGGATTGGTCAGATAGCCGATCGTGCTTGTGCTGTTGTTCAGCGACACCGACCAGGTGCCAGACTGCACCACGCTGGCATTCAGATTCGCAGCCGTGCCCTGCACCACCGTGGCGTTCAGACTTGAGGCGGTGGCCTGCGTTGCTGCAAATGACGTGTTGGTAATCGAACCGATTGCGTTGGTTCCAGCCGGCAACGCCGGCAGGCTCGTGACCTGGGTGGCGAACGTGCCCGTACCCACTACGGTTGCGTTGAGGTTCGCAGCCGTCGATTGCGCAGCGCTGACGCTGATAGAAGATTGATCGGATGCTATCACCACCGGCAGGCTGTTGCCCGACGTGGCCTGACCCGCGTTCGGCAAGGTGTTGATGGTTTGGCCCACACCGGGCGTTACCGTGACCGTAGGGAATGCCATGTCGGCTCCTTAGAGGATGATGCCAATGTTGCCAGAGTTGCCGGCAACGGAGAAATCAAGCGAAGTTGCGCCCACAACACCGGCCAGAACAGGCGATGAGGGGGGCGAAACAGTGGTTTCTATACCATTCGGACCAAGGATGATCACAACCAACGTCAAGATCGAACCCACGTCGGCGTTCGTTGGTTTGTACGTCAACGATGTGGCACCGGAAATGGGGTAGCTGTTCTTGTACCATTGGTACGAAATCGAGAATGGCGGGTTCGCCCACACTGGAGGCGTCACAGATACCGGCAAATTGATATACGGAGATCCATTGATCACCGGATAGGACACGATCGTCGCTGCGGAATCTGGAAGGTTCTGCACATAGAGCGGATTGCCCTGTTGATCCGTAACGACATTGGAAGCCTGCGTCAGAATCTGCAGATTGTAGTTCAGATCAATAAATGTGCCGTCTTGGGTGGTCACATATTGGTTGCCCAGAGAGCCCAACACAGTGGCAGCAGATGCCACGAAAATTGAGAACTGCTGGCTAGCCCCCACGCGTCCGTCCGCGCTCCTGGCATTGATCAGGATTCCGCCGATCAGCTGGCTATCCACCGTGTAGATATATGGCGTTCCGCTCACCACTCCGGTCGAGGAATTGATTGTCAGTCCATTAGGCAGGCCTGACGCGTAGTAATAGTATGGAGCCTTGCCTCCAGAGGCGACCGCAGTGAACGGCGTGTAGACCTGGCCTGAGACCGCCACCGGCGACGGATTACAAGTGACTTTCACGCGCGCCGAACCAACGAGCTTGGTAGCTCGCATGTCAAATTTCACATTCTCCCGCTTCCAGGAGGTATGCGAAAAATCATGCAGCGTTCGGTACGCGTCGGTCATTTTATGATGTCACGTAGGTTGAAGTGATAATGTTGTTACCGATGAAGTACGTCGTGCCGCTGGTGCCCCCGGCAACATTTTGGATGCGCCCCAAAGTGTTACCGCTGAAATCGTTGTTTTGGATTATGTAGTTCGTAGTGGCAGAATTAGTAAGGATAATTCCGAATCCTTGAGTATTATTGATGGTACTGCCATCTGTACCATTGTACGTGGGGCCACTTCTTGTTCCTGTGATGGTGTAATTATTGCCTCCAACAATAGTTATTCCGTGGTTAGATCCAGCCGAAGCGGAAGAGTTTCCGGACACAATACAATTTGCAATTCTTACGTCAAAGGCTCCTGTATCGCATAAAATTCCGTGACCTGTGTTGGCCAAAATAGCGCAATTGTTTAGATTGACGCTTTTCACGTTTTTCAAATACATGCCACTGTTTTGCATGGAACTTGACCAGCAATTAGACAAGAAAACTCTAGACAGAAATTGGTTTGTTCCATCAATCAAATAACCCGGTTGAGTAGATGATGGACCGCCGGCTCCATCCGCAAACACATTTGTCATGAATACGTTTGCCAAATAGGATCGACTCGACAATGTCGTCATATTGATAGGAATAAAAAACCCAGCAACATTACAATCGCTGACGATAACGGTGTCGCCAGAAACAAGATTGATGCCTGCGCCCGTGCTGCTGGTTGTTCCTTGGAGATCGCACCCAGAAATGGTCATAATTCCGTATTGTTGCGCAGGCGGCACACTGGGGGACACATCAATCGTGAACCCCGTGCCCGTCATGGCCAATCCAGTGCAATTTCTTGCTCCCGAATTTACGCAACCAGCGCCCCAAAATACCAAATTGTATCCGTTGATGAATTTTATTCTTTCTATAAGCGCCGTGCATCCCGTGAAACTTAAGTAAAATCCGGCTGTTACGCCGCCCGCAAATGGGTAAAAAACTGTGAAATCTCTAATTAGAATTTGCCCATTTGATGCACTGAACAAATTCCCAGTGGTTGAGGTGGATTGCAAAAATGCTTGGCCAAGCCCGCTCATGGTCAAGCGACCAGTGCCCGACCAAGTCAGTCCGGTGCACTTGTAAACTCCAGCAGGAAAAATGAGTTCAAGATTTCCTGTTGTGTTGGAATTAAGCGCTGCTTGAATCGCAGTGGAACAATCGGTAGTGCCGGTGTTATCCGCTCCAAAATCAAGAACGCTTACAAAATCACCAAGTTTTGCATTCGTGCCTCGAGACGTGGCTCCCGTCAAAGTGCTTGTATAGGTCGCGTTTGCAAGCGTGCTTTGGGCCAGTGTTCCTGAGGTAGGCAGCGTCACCGATGTTGTGCCGGTGGTTGTCAGAGTGGTTGAGAAGCCACCAGCAAACGACACTGCCTGGCCAAGCGTCAGCGTCGATCCTGACGAATTAGAAATGCCGGTGCCGCCATTGGTAGGCGACAGGGTTCCCGTCACGCCAGTAGAAAGCGGCAAGCCGGTTGCATTGGTAAGAGTGCCTGAGGACGGCGTACCAAGCGCGCCACCATTGACAACAAAAGATCCGGCAGTGCCGGTGTTGACGCCTAGGGCTGTGGCAACGCCCGTGCCCAATCCCGACACGCCCGTTGAAACCGGCAGGCCTGTTGCATTGGTTAGCGTTCCCGAAGACGGAGTACCAAGCGCGCCATTGAAAACAACAGGAGCTCCAGCAGAGCCAACCGCATTACCGAGGGCGGTAGCAACACCAGTACCCAAACCCGACACGCCGGTCGAAATTGGCAAGCCCGTTGCATTCGTAAGCGTGCCAGAAGATGGCGTGCCCAGAACTCCACCATTGACCACAACCGCGCCGGCAGATCCAACATTGACCCCGAGGGCCGTTTGAACCCCTGTTCCAAGACCCGAAAGAGCGGAGGATGGAATGGTCGTGGATGCCGACATGGCACCCGTTCCGTTGCCGTAAACGTAGCCCGTCAGAGTAGCAACGCCTGTGCCTCCGGAAGCCACTCCTAACGTGCCTCCGAGGGTCAGCGTTCCAGACCCCGTAATGGGACCACCGCTAAACGACAGACCTGTGGTGCCTCCAGACGCCTGGACGCTCGTCACCGATCCGGTAGCGTTGATCGTGATGGATCCAGCACCGTTAGTGATCGAGGAGATATTGGTCCCTGCCGTGAGCGTGGAGAGTGCAAATCCGGACCCCGTCGAACCAATGAGAAGTTGTCCATTGGTCGGATTGGTCGCGTTTCCAGTGCCTCCATTCACAATTGGAAGCGTTCCCGTAACACCAGAACCGCCCGTAAGAACCAGTCCAGAACAATTTGTCAGCGTTCCAGAGTTGGGCGTGCCAAGATTAGGCGTGACAAGGGTCGGCGTTGTGGCAAGTACGACGCTTCCCGTACCCGTCGATGTGGTGGTGCCGGTTCCGCCGTTGGCAACATTGAGTGTGCCGCCAAGCGTGATCGTGCCTGCGCCAACGATCGGCCCTCCACTGGTTGTCAGACCAGTGGATCCACCTGATACACTGACGCTAGTAACCGTACCACCGCCAGGCGACCAGCTGAGAGTGGCGGGATTGTTTCCATCCGTGACCAACGTGTACCCATTGGATCCGGTGGTGCTGGGAAGCGTGAACGTGACATTTCCCGCCGCTGATGCCGGCTGAAGCGTGACCGTTCCGGAGCTTGCACCATTAAATACAATCTTGGTGTTGATGCTGGGACTGGTAAGCGTGGGACTGTTGGACAGCACAACGGACGAGCTCGTATTGCCCGTGGACGTGGTGACGCCCGTTCCGCCATTCGCCACCGCAACGGTGCCGGTGACATTCGCTGCATTGCCGCTGATGTTTCCGCTGATCGCGGTTCCAGGAATACTCGTGGAGGCGGTAGCAGCGCTGGTGCCGTTACCATACACGTAACCCGTCAAGGTGGTCGCACCGGTTCCACCATTTGCCACTGGAAGTGTACCGGTCACGCCTGTCGATAATGGCAAGCCGGTGACGTTAGTCATGACACCGCTTGCTGGAGTGCCCAGATTCGGACCCGACAAGGTCGGAGCATTAGACAACACGACATTTCCACTACCGGTGGAAGTCGTGACACCCGTGCCGCCATGCAGTACCGAATTGACCCCGGTTGCATTGGAGAAGTCGGTGTACATGTTTCCGGCAGTGGTACTGTTCAGAAACGTGAAAATTTCAATGTCATCTCCAGCGGTCGCGCCGGTATTAAGGATGACAGCTGTGCCGTTGGTCGCGGTGTATTTGCTAGCCGCAAGCAGCAGGCCGTTCTGATAAACCGACAGAAGGCCAGGCGTGTAAGGCACGCCAAAATTAGTTTGGCCCGACGTGGCGGTAAAAGAATACCGGGAGAAAGCGGTGTTGGTTCCGGGGAAGAAGTAGGACGTGGGAACCTGGACGGTCGTGTTGTTCTGCACAACCGCGACCTGTTCAGATCCCGTCAGGAACGACCCAGGCGGCAGCTGGTTGATGGGGATTTTGCTGGCCATGATTTACCCCACAATCCAGTTGGTGCCGTTGTAGAGAACGGGGACAAAATTGATCCCCGTTCCGCTCACTGTGGCAAGAAATGTTCCGGTGTTCGAATTGGAACAATTGGCTCGAGCGCCTGCGACAGGCGTCAGGGCAATCAATTGCGCATAGGTGTAGACGGGGAGGTTCCAAAAAAATTGGGATGGAACCTCGACCGTGATGTTCTGTTGAACAAGCGGGACCGCTTCGGTGCCCGTCAGGACCGTTCCGGCAGGAAGCTGTGAAATTTGCGGCATGGCGCGTCCCGTGTCTCAATAAGCCACATATACCACGCGAGGGACGCTACGCTAAATGCCCCCACCCAGAAACTGAGCGACGGACTGGTGTTCTACGTATTGAAGATAGAACCAAGCGTCCGCCTTCTTCTTGTCCTTCAGATCCAGATCCTGGAGATCTGATCCCTGCACGCCGGCGATCGCGTCCATCTCGGCGTGCATCTGCTGATGCTGCTGCAGGAAGTCCTTGAAGTTTTCCTTCGTCACCGGCCAGATCTGATACTGGTTCAGGGCGAAGCCGGCGGTCGCTGCCTGATGGATGATGGCAAGGTGGTGCTGGTAGTGGTCCCAGGTCCACTCGTCAAAGCCCTTGGGCGTGGGCCTGGGATAGATGATCTGGGCCAGACCCATCAGCGACCATTCTTGTTCCGGGTTGCCGGGGCATTGCCTCGACCGTAACGCTGATGCGGCATCTGCCAGTCACCAGACTGGATAAGCGGATGCTCATTGGTGTCATAAAGGGTGGATTTGCTGAGGCCGGTATCACCGATCGTCAGTACGCCATCCGGTGCATCGACGGTGACTTCTGCCGGCGGCATGCGGTTCCAGGCCTTGAATTCGTTATAGCGCGACATGTGACGGCCTCCTTAGCCGAACGGAGCAAATTCGCCAAATTGCGTCGTGAACGAAATGATATCGAGATCGGACGCGTTAGACGTGAGTGTGTAACCAATCATCTTACCATACGCGTTGATGGCCAAACCATCAATTGACACCGGCGGAACAGTAGCAAAGTTGATGGCCGCGCCGCCGGTTCCTGTGAAAGTGATCGGCCCCGATCCGGTAAACGAAACAGAGTTTTGCAGCAGGCCCAGAGTGATGGGTGTACCATTTGCCAGATCACTGTCTGGCGCAACGGTAAATGTCGGATTGTTTTCTGTTCCGTTGTTCTGGCCCACAAAATACAAACGCAAAGCTCGTTTGAAGCTTGTGTAATTGGGAGACTTGCGAAGCTTGGTCTGGAACACCTTGGGCAAAGACGTGCTGGGCGTCTGGAACATGGGGTACAGATTGGTTCCATCTGTTCCCCAAGCTTGAATGACCGAATTGACTTCCTGCGTCTGGATGAACGTCGGCGTCTTCAGCTGCGTGGACGTGAACCACTTCTGACCGTTCCACATGGCCATCATGGTCTGATTGGTTTTTGTGTACGGGTTAACGGTTTGGAAGTTCAACATATAGACGCGGTCGTTGAAGATTGTGGCGATCGCGGCGGTAGGCGTGGGCGAGGTCCAGGTCGCGGACAGGAACAATCCGTCTAGCTGGTTCGAGACCTTTTCTGCAGCACCACCGTACAGGGTGTAGACCCCGGAGGGATTGGCAAACACCAGAGCGCGTCCCAACGCTGCCACGCTATCGCGCCAGGATGTGCCCATCTGCGGATCCGCGTTCACCAGATTGTAGCTGGTGACGCCTGCAGTGCTCACAGTGACGTTGGACAGCACCGAGATCGAGGAATCCCCGAACACGTACAGATAGCCGCTCGACTGGATCACGCGGGTGATCTGTGCCTTGAGCGTTGCGTCTGTGAGCTGAGTGGTGACCCCGCCGGCTGAGGTCGCAAAGTTGGCCACAGTACCCGGCCCGGAGGCGTACAGATTGATCCCGTTACCTATCCAGACGCGGTTCTGATAGGTCTCGACGGTCGTTCCCTGGGTGCCCAGAGGCATCAGGCTGACGGTTCCGGCAGCAACATTGTTCCCCCCGGTCAGCTGGACAGTGGCCTTGGTATAACCGGATCCGCCAGAGATCTTGGTGAAGCTCGTGATGGCTCCACCTGTCACGTTGGCGATGAAGGATGCCCCGCTCCCATCGCCCACGATGTTGACCGTAGGAGGGCCCCCATAGCCCGCGCCGCCATCAGTGATGGTGATGCCGGTGATTTCTCCTAGCGCGATCTTGAAGACCAGGGTCGGGGCTGTGCCGGTAAGGCCACCAAACGAATACGAGGGCTGGCCGGTATATCCAGATCCAGGGCTCACAACACCCACGCTCGTCAGGACGTTCGCAGAGCCAGATCCTGCCTGATTGAATCCGGTGACCACGAGAACCGCCTGGGTGGTCGCTCCACCACCGCTGAGCGTTATGGTCGTCACCCCGGTAATATTGCTTGAGCCGCCATTGGTCACAGCGACCGACGCGATGCCGCCGGTCTCCTTAGACACAACAGGCGTCAGATTGGCGGTCTTGTCGCTGATGCCCCCGCCCGAGAATATCAATTGGGGCTGGTCGTTCAGGCTGTAGCCGGATCCGGGGTTGCTGACGACCAGCTGCGTGACAACGCCGTTCTTCACGGTTGCGGTAACAGCAGCCGAACTGCCGGAGCCACCCACTACCGTGACCGTAGGGGCCGAGGTGTAGCCGGATCCCGTGTTGATGATCGTAGTGTCAGGGCTCAGAGAGGTGGTCGAGGTCGCGCCAGAGGTCGTGCTGCCGAACAGATTGCTGCCATCCCACATCCAATAATTGGACTGTTGGAGGGTGTTGACGATCGCCAGGTATTTGTTTTGGAATTGCGCGCAGGCGGGAAGCAGAGTTGGTGTGCTTGGATTGTAGAACGTATTGGCCACGGACGAGATCGTCGTTACGGCGGACGTATTAGCGTTGACCTGGATCGCGGTTCCATCACTGAAGAACACCGCCCAGTACGGAATGCTGTTCAGCACGTACTGGTATGTGTAGACAATTGTCTTGCTACTCGCCGTATAAAGCGTTGTGCCTTCAGCATATAGGGTCCGCAACCGACCCAACGCGATCGGCATCCAGTTTTGCGTCCAGGCAAATTCAGAATCGCCCACGGAGGGGCGCGGAACCTTGGTATTGAGCGTACCAAAGTCCTCGTACACCCACTCCTCAATGGGCGTTTCCTGGCTATTTCCTGCGCGCGGAATGGCCATCTTACTTACCTACGGCAAACCAATTGATGCTTACACCGGAAGCGTAAGAGCCACCGAGGCTCGTTGTGAAATAGCTGCCCGTGTAAGGGCCGGTTCCGATCAGAGCTCCGATCAAGGCCACATAATTTCCGGCAGCTTGACCTGAGACCGACGCTATCACCAAAGGCGGCGTGGTGAAATTTTGCGAAAACGTGATGGTTCCACCATTTGCTCCAGCGGTAACGCTGGTGGCTTGTCCCCATTGCATCAAGAACCCGCCAGGCAAGGTGTAATACCCAGGAACGCCAGATTGATTGTTTTGGTTCAAACTGTAGGGCGTAACGGCTTGTGTGTTGTTCGTGCCCGTCTTGACTTGTGCGGCAGTGGCAAGCGCGCTGGGCGCAAGCGCCGCTGCAGTCCCGATCCCCGTTGCTGCGGCGATCTGCGACAGCGTGGCCCCATAGGGCGTAGATCCGGCATTGATCAGAACAGTCTCTGAACCCGTCAGCGTATAGCTGCCTGCGGTGACCGTGGTGGCCTGGCTGGGCAACGTGCCGGTGTAGGTAAAATTTTGATCAAGATCCGACGCAGGAAGGTTCCCGCTGAGGTTCGCAAAGATGTATGGGAAGTTGATAGCCATTACCAGACCTCGCTGTCATAGGCGCTGGGCGACATCGACGGCGTCGTCGCCACGCCATTTTCTATCAGGTTCTCGCGGAATAGAGCCTGCATGAATTGCGCGTCGTCCTTACGTTGCGCGTTCAGATAGGCCAGATACGCCGCATAGTATTTCACACTCGCGGTGAAGGGATCCGGGATTGCCTCGACCGTGGCGTCCGTGACAAGCGGGATCGGGTTGCAATAGGCGTCCCAGTCCATCTGGCTCTGGATCGCCGGGATCGGCCACAGGTAACAGGATCCGCCAGCCCCTCGACCATACTGCGACCAGATCGACGGATAGTTCTGCTGGCCTACATTCCATGCGCGGTACTGCGCCTGGAGCGTTGTCCAGGACTTGTAGTCCAGCGTGGGCTTCATTGATCCCCACGACACCGACACCGACTGCAGACCAATGATTTCGGAAGCGCCTGGCTGCACCTGTTGCAGCGCGGTGATGTAGCTGCTGAACGGATACACTTCTTGGTTCACAACCGTCTTCACTGCCGGCGTCAGGGAAATGGTTCCCACCACCGCGCCCGATCCGGTGGAATCCGTGATCGTGATTGTAGGCGTCAAAACATATCCAGAGCCCGCGGTAGTGACCGTCAGGGCGGTGATGACGCCACTCAATACCGTTGGGGTCACAACCGCCTGCGTTCCTCCGGTGATGCCGTCAGGCGCACTCACAGTGACCGTGGGGGCGGTGTAGTTGGTTCCGCCACTAGTGAGGGTCACGGATGTGATGGAGCTCGTGGACGGGAGCAGGACACGCAGACACTGTGAAAGTTCGCACACGCGATTGCGCGCGCGGTTGATGTAGTTGGTCAGATTGCTCTGGGAAAAAAACAGATAGTTCGGGTCATTCAGCAGCAGCGCTGTGTCGATCAGATATTGGTTCAGCGCCATGTGTGTTCCCTCAAACAGTTAGGGGACCGGCACGTCGCCGCACCGATCCCCCATCATGCCCCTTGCGTGCCCCCACGCGAAGAGATCTTTCACATTAGAACGGTTGCAGAACCGTCAGGTCAACCGGGGAGGCACCCAGACCCAGCGTGATACCCGACACGATGGTCGAAGCCGCCGTGGTCAGGTTGGAGTCAACCACCGGATACGGGATGGCTTGGACCAGACCACCGTCGATCACGGTAGCCGCCGTCAGCTGAGCCGTAGCAATCGCACCAGAGTTCGTTGCACCAGCCAGCTGAGCCTGGCGGGGCTGGAACAGACCAGCGCCGATTGCCGGGTTCTTCACGCTCGGGGTGGATGCGTTCAGACCGTTGAAGGTGCGCAGATTGAACTGCGTACCGTAACCCGCACCCGACGTGGTAGCCGCGCTGTTGGTCGGGGTGATGCTCATGCACATCACGATGGTCGCCGCCGCCGAAGAACCGCCGCCGCCCGAGAAGGACAGGGTCGGGATCGCCGTACCGGCCAGAACCGTCGTACCCGGCTGAGTGCAGACCACCGCCGAGATCGTCTGGGCGCCGCCAGCCGAACCGGACGCGACCAGAGCGGTCGTGTACGAACCAACAGTCGTCGGACCCACCGTGCCCTGAGTAGATTCGCGCTGGTCAGGGATCAGGGTGATGGTCGGAGCAACGGTATAACCGGCGCCCTGGTCCACAACAGTCAGGGTCGGAACACCGGACGAGATCGTCGCGGTGATCGTGGCCTGAATGCCGCCGATTGGGGGAGGAGACACCAGCACCAGAGGTGCATAGTTGTAACCCGCGCCAGCCGTGACCGTGGTGATGGTGGTGCTGATCGCGCCACCCACGATGGCCTTCCAGGTGGAACCACCCGAGGAAGCCGTCACGGTCGGAGCCGAGGTGTAACCCGAACCCGAGTTGGTCACCACGGCACCGATCGCGAAGCCCGTCATGTTGGCCAGACGGAAGTTCACGCCATCCGAGGAGATGGTGGTGGGCGTGTTGCCCGCGTTCGGGAAGTTGCGCCAGATGCCCGTGATGGGATCCAGGAACTGGATGAACGTGTACGGACCCGGAGTGATGAGCCACTGGCCCGCCGGGATGTAGTAGGTCGTGCCCGCCGGCAGATAGACTTCGTTGCCGAAGACCGGGCCGGTGTACGGGGTGACGAGGCCGGGGTTGAGCGGAAGACCAACGCCCGCTCCGCGCATGGGAGTGATTGCCATGGTGAGGGCTCCTTAGAAGCTGGCGCCGGCAACGGCGGAAAGCTGCATCCCAGACGACGGCTTCGTATTCACGAGAGCCATGGCTGCGATGATCACTCCGACATTGGCGATCTGGTTGTTGGCGATCAGCGAGTGCCAGCCAGAGAACGCGAAGTTCGCGTCTTCCGAAATGTACAGGCCGAGATACTTGGAGTTGATGATGTAGGC